CCTGGACCCAAAGGAGCACTTCCAGTATATGTTGCAAAGTGATTACCAGAATTTAATGCACTATTATTTTCATAAAAATAAAGTCTTTTGGTAGAACCATCATAAGCAACTCCATACACAGCACTAGCAGTAAATCCACCAGACCACGTTGGACTACCATTAGCTGTCCAATTAGCACCAGCATAAATATTTGAAGTAAATGTACTATATCCTAAACCATAGCCATCACCACCACCATTCAAAGTTGCACTTGCTGGGTTATTTGGATTATCTACACCTCCTATACCTAACATATTAACTGAACTACTGTTATCAGATGCAAGATATGTTATTTCCCAATAATATTTATTTGTATCACTTGGTAATATACCCATTGTTGGTAATACAAGTCTGTGAGTAGATTGTAAATTTGGTGGTGCGACTTCTAAATTACCATTTGTATAAGTACATCCATTATTTAACAATGGGTTCATCACACACCAGTTAGTTGTTGGTGAGTCAGACATCTGGTCGTTTGATGCAAGTCCACTTGTTGTGTAATCATTGCCTTGACCTGATTCATCATCTCCTAAATCAGAGCTATCTCTGCCATCAATTTTAAATCCATTTGTTCCATAACTGCCAGTGTATTCTTTTGGTATCCAGATTCCTTCACTTGTCGTTTCGCCAAAGAAACTAGGGTCATAAGCTAAACCATCTAAATAATGTATTTCAGCCATATAACCATCAATTCGTGTGCTGGAATTACCACCTCTACTGCCAATGTAATGTACATCTGCACTCTTTCCTACATGACCTTCAGCACTTTGTGATGGATATGTTTCAGTAGCAAAGTCAGTTACTCTTTGACCGTTAATATACATTCGTTGTCTTTCACTTGATACTGCATTAGTTCTATCTGCTACACATAAAATATGATACCAAGCAGAATGGTCTCTTAAGTATTGAGTAGTTTTTAAATCTGCTAAAGTACCAGTTCCACCATCATTATGAGTGAACCATTGTAACTGTTGATTTGAACCCTCTATTCTTATATCTTCTTGTGCACCACTACTAGTATTATAAGCAATTAAAAAATTACCTCTTGTTGAATTATAAGGTGGTGATTTACCTAGCTTTGTCCAAAAACTAAATGACCAAGTCGTACGACTTCCGTCTCCACTATATGTTTTTTGCATATATGGACTATCAGCTTCATTAAATCTAATTGATTGGTCTATTGTGTATCCAGTAGATGCTTGACTATTACCAGGTATTATTAAGGGCATTTAGAAGTCCTCCAGCTTTGGAAACTCCCCTAAAGGTCTTGTCATTACAGGTTTAGATTCTGTACCTGTATTTGTGTAAGTGTATAAAGTTTCTAAAACTCTTACATCTTTTGTTGCTTTAATTCTAGTGACCATATCGTTTGACTTTGCTCGCACCGCAGTTCTAAATTTACAAATATTGTCTGGCAAAGAATAATCGGAAACTTCGCTAGCTTTGATTACCATCCAATCTGTGTCTTTGAGAATAGTATAAGCTTGATTGTTTACTTCATTAACTTTTTTAGTTTTTAAACCTTCAACAGTTTCACCATCAACTGTCTTGTCTTCCATCTCAAGATCTTCTGCTGTCTTCCAAACTTTTTTTACCACTTTGTTTGTTGCATCAAACTGAAAAGACTCACTTCTGTTTTTATAAAATGAAGGATCTTTATAATTTGAGTTATCGGTCTGTACAGGATATAAACCTATGGCTGCTTTTTCTTCAGCACTCCAACTAGAAAAAATATTAGCTGGATGTTTTATGTCGTTGTGTTCAAATGCTTGAGCACCATTAAAAATTTTAATAACCTGATTTGCTTTTACTAACGCCCACATAATTTCTCCTAACTCAATGTCAATGCAAGGTTTCTACCAACCTCAATAAATTTTGATCCATTATAATAAAACACAAAAAAATCACCTAACGCAGCAGTTGTCGTTAAAGTAGGAGCTGTGTCTGATGCAAATTCATAATTAGATGCAAACGATAAAGTTCTCGATCCAGTACCATCTTGAACTATTAAGAGGCTTACAAACTGCCCTGTAACACCATTAGTTGCATTATTTAACGTTCTATTACCACCTAATGTAACTTTAGCAACTGGCTTTGCTTGTACATCCCAATCAATGTTTGCACCATCCGTAAGTGTTTGTTCAGGAATGTAAGCTGCATCATTAAATTTAAATCGTCCTGCACCTTTTGCTGTAAAAGCTAAACCAACATTTGTATCACCACCTGTTACTGCAAGTCCTACATCATTACCTGTAGCTGCGTTTGTTATTTCTAGCTCATTTACTGCACTTGTCGTTTCTTGAAAAATTATTTGTTCATTCCCATTTGAATCTGCAATAAAGCCAGCATCAGCAATTCTTGGTTTTGTTAAAGTCACTGCACTAACTGTGCCTCCTGCAATTGTTGCTGAGTTGGCAATAGCACCTGTAGTAGTTGCACCATTGATAGTTGGACTGGTCAATGTTTTATTTGTAAGTGTGTCGGTAGATGATGTATTAATTATTCCTGTATCAACAACGTTGGTGCCATCAGCAAATAGGACTCTAACTGATTTATCAGCAGCTACAAAAGTATAACCTGTACCACTAGCTGTTTTAAACTGAACTGTATGAGCACCTGAAGTGCCATTTGAAACGATATAAACTTTTTCCATACTATCGGGAACTGTAACAATTCTATTACCAGAAATCGTACCCGTTAGTTTAATTACCATATTTCGTGCATTAGACGCGGCACCATCAGACATTGTTAGTGCAGTTGTGCCTGCACCACCAGCAATTGATACCTCTTCGTACCCTGCTACTGCTTGTTCTACTAATTGTAAATTTGTATTTGTTTTATCACCCCAAGTACCTGCGTTTTCACCTGTAGCTTGAAGTTCTAGTTTTAAACTTGTTGAAAATGTTGATGCCATTTTTTATCCTATTTAAATTGAATTATAAATCATTTATGCTGCTCTATCAACCTCTGTCCAGTTAACTGATGTACCCACATCAACTTCTTGCCAATTAATCAAATTTATTGACCCAAGTGTAGCACTTAAATCAAATCCTGTTATTGCCATTTCAACATTAGCAAATGTAGTAACAGAACCCATCGCTGTTGTTAAAGCAACTCCACTTGGTGATTCAATACTATCATTAAAAAAGTTGATTGAACCTAAAGTCATTGTGGAACTCAGTCCACTAGGCTGAGTTACAAAATCTGTAAAACCTACTGCTGTTCCTAAAGATGAGGTTAGAGCAATACCTGTAGCTTCACCCACAGTCGTCTGTGTAAAACCACCTAAATTAGTTGTAAGAGCTAAACCAGAAAGCGATATTATTTGATCGCCTTGTAAACCCCAAAGACCTGTATTCCAGGTGAGCTGTCCCCATCCGTTGGACATACTCTACTCTATGTAACTCTTAGTATGGCTGCACCTGCAGTAAAAGCAGGGAATTGAATGGTAAATGTTCCTGATGTTGCAGTCTTATCACCACCAAAATCTAACACACATACAGCAGGATCACCCGATGCTGTGTCATTATAAATTAAAGCACCTCTTGCAGTTAAAGTTACTCCAGTAAATGATCTATCAGCAAAGTCAACAATAGCAGTATTAGTCGATAGTGACGTTCCACCATTAACAAGAGCACCACCACCGCTCGTATATTGACCTGAATTAGATACTTGTGCGTCAGTAGTAAAACTTGTTGTAGATTTACCTAAAACAGCACTGTTTGTATACAGTGATAATTTAAATGAATTACCACCAGTTTGTTTAAAGTTATGTGTTCCTTCAAAAAGCTCTTTTTTAAAAGAATTACAAATTACACTAGTTGTTATTGCCATATTTACTCCATATTTTAAGGCGAGGGTGACTGAATTTGTACTCTAGGTACTCCTTCTTCATATTGCCCTCTTCTTCTTTGTCCCATTTGTTGTAATCCAAATGCTTGAACCTCTTCATTATACTTGTCTAAATACGTTTTGTACATATCCATAGGGCCTTTTAAATACGAAAAGCATTCTGTTAAAACTCCGTGTAAAAGCATAGCATCCTGATATGTGGACAAAAATGTGTTGTTTGTTGCTGAAAAATGAGGTGGGTCAATAATATAATTTATCTGCACTGTGTATGCTTGATCTGGAGTTGGAGCTAAAACAATATTTTGATCATCCCAATTTGCATAATATTTAGGTGCCCCTGTCGTGCCTGATGGCGTATTAGCAGTCCAACCCATAGCTGAATGATTTGTACAATAATAGTACAGAGTTGGTGCATCTGTTGCAACTGTGATTTCTGTGTAAGCACCAGTTGTGCCAGGAACCCCATTGGTTGTAACTCCCGT